CGTGTTCGGCACGAACACAAACTCTTGCGGCTCGCCCCGGTGATCCCACGACAGGGCGAACAGCGACGCGGCGCCGGCCTTGATATCGACGTTGATGTTGCCGGAGAACACAAAATCGAACGTCGTCGCGCCGGCCTCGGTCGTGCCGCACAGGGTCGTGATCGGGTCGGCCGTGTTGACGTTGGTCGTGATCCGGCCGCCGTTGAGTTGACAGGAGACGTCAATTTCCGTGCCGGTCGCGCCGATCTTCAGCGTGCCCGGTCCGAGCTTGGTTGACGGCATGGTCGGTTCCTCTCAGTCGATGGATTCGGCGAGTCGCAACGTGTACGCCGGTAGGGGCGGCGATCCCTCGACGCCGGCGAAGCTGACCGGGGCGCCGTCGATACAACCGCCGTCGAGGGCACGGTTGGTCGCGTCGAGCAGCTCCCCCAACGCGGTCAGGTTCGCGAGCCGGCCGGCGTCCGGCACCACGCACACGAGAGCGTATGTCGCGTCCCAACAACGGCCGCCGAACCGGAACACGACGGCCGGCGCCGGCACGAACACGCACGGCGGGTTAACGTCCCGTTCATCGGTCGTGGCGCGTATCCCGGCATGAGATAGACGCGTCACGACCGACGCCATAGCTTGCGCGATGTTCATCCGACACCCGGTATCCGGTAGCGGCCGCGCCGTAGGAACTGATCAAGGTCGGGATCGAACGACGCCACGTAGGTGACCGATTCGCCCATCGACTCGATCCCACCCGGCGAGTTCCGCCGTCGGTACAGTCGCGCCGCGAGCATGACGGCGCCCTGATAGACGTCGGGCGGCACGGCGGCCGGGTCGACGCCCAGGTCGGGCCGGTACCGCGCCACGACCGGTTCGGCGGCCGCACACACGTCGGCCAACAGGTCGGCGTCGACATCCGGGACCGGGTCGGGCAGTCGCAGGAACCCGGCGACGTCGGCCGGGAGCAACCACCCGGCCGCCATCACGGTCGGGACAATCCTGCGACGTGCGCTCACGGGATGACGGGCGCCGTGACCGTGACGGCGACCAGGCCGCGCGCGTCGTTGACCAGATCGGCGGCGAACCCGAACACGCCGATATCGACGCCGCCGTTGGGAATGTTCACGGCCTGCACCCGGAACGGGTTGCCGCGCGGTTCGTAATGCGTCGCGGCCTGCCGGTCGCCGCCCAGCACGGTGCCATCCGGGAGGGTCGGGTCGAGGAAGATCGACAGGCCGAGCGGGTTCGTGGTGCCGTCCACGACGTTTGGCGCGTTCGTGTTGCCGCCGGTCAGCCACCACGGCGCGTCCGCCGTCGTCAGGTTCACATATTCGCCCCACAGGTCGGCCGACATCGACACGAACGACGGCCGGGCGCCGGCGGCCGCCAGGGTCGTCCCGACGACGGTCAACGCTTCGGTGAACGATTCGGCGGCCGCCGGCGTCGCCTCGGCCAGTAGCGTCGCGGCAATCGTCGCCTCGATCTTGAGGGCGTAGTCCAGTGCGGCCGCCGAGAGCAGGGCCGACAGCATGGATGAGTCGCCCAGGTACACGAAAATGTTGTCGACGTCCCACCCGCCGGCGTGCCGGTAGGCGTCCGCCTCGGCCGGCAGGAACGTGACCGGGTTCGACGGAATCGGCGCTTTGTTGCCGGCGTACGGGCCGACAACGGGCCGGGTGCCCCACTTCCACCCGTGCACTTTCATCCCGGTCAGGACGCCCGGGGTGAGCGACCGGGAGTAGGGCCGGCGGGTGTCGAGCGGCGTCCAGAGCTCATCCACCCATTGCGGCCGGATGAACGCGCCGTCGCTCGTGTCGGCGGCCGGCGTGATGTCGGACAGGGCCGCGTTGATCGCCGACGAATCGGTGGCGCCGTCGATCCGCCGGACGACGCGCCGCATCGCCGCGTCGAGGGACAGACCACGGACCCGATTGCGGCCGGCGCGGGCGCGGGACGCGCCGACGGCCGGCGCGGCCGCGCCGCCGGTTGGTGCATTGACAACCACTGTGCTGCCCTCGTTCCCGCCGTCGCCGGCGTCGTTGGTGGAATCGCCGTCGTCGCCGTCGTCGCCCTGGTCGCCGTCGTCGCCCTGGTCGTCATCGTTGGGGCCGGACGCCGCCGACGCGACCAACCGGGCGCCCGGGAACGCCGGGACGGCCGTCAGGGCGACGCCGGTCAGTTCCGCCTCGACCACAACGCCGTCCTCGATCCGCACGTTGTCGAGCTCGACGGACAGGGCATCCCGGACGCCCTCGGCCGCCTCAAGTAGCGCGGCGTCGCCGTCCGGCGTCGCGGCCGCCCGGAACGACATCCGCAACCCGGTCTGATCTTCGGTCGCCGTGAGGGCGTAGCCGAGCGGGTGCTCCCGGCCGTGCTCCCGGAACAACTTGACCGATCGCAGCGATTCGGGAACGCGGACGGCGCCGGCGTTGACCGTGACCGGGCCGGCCGACGTGCGGCCGACCTGACCGAACGGCAACGCGACGCCGGCGATCGTCCGATCGGTCGCCGTCGCGGTGACCGGCGGCCCCGGGAGCAGCATGGACAGACGGACACGAGATGCAACCATGGTGCTCCCTCAGTCGGGGGTGACCGGCCCGGTCGGGTCCGGTAGCGGGGTGACAAGATCATTCGTATCGAACGCGACCCGGATGCCTTGCGGGACAACGTCATCCATGCCGAGCCGGGCCGTGACCGCGTCCATGTACAGGCTTAGGCCGTAGTCGATCCACTGTTGATTCCGACCCTCTAGCGTGGCGTATTCCAGCGACGCGCCGACCGTGGTCGCGTCGATCATCGCCGCCGGGATGCTCACGGCGCGGGCACAATCGACGGCGGCCGCGTTACGAGACCCGGTCAACAGGTCACCGGAACCCTCGGTCAACTTGTGATCTTTCGTCTCAAGAGCACTGTTCGTGAACAGAATCCCGTTGTTGTCCATCAACGCCGACCGGGTCGTGTTGATGATGTCGGTAATCTCGCCGGGCTCGAGCGTGATGTCGGTCGTCTGGTGCAACTCAAGCCGGAACGGGCGCATCGCGATGTCGGCGGCCGACTTCTCAAGGTTCGACGCGGTTCGGATCGTCCGTTGCGCAAAGTTGCAGATTCCCTCGTGGGCGCCCGGGATGTAGACCACCCGCAACGGCCGCGACCCGTCGGCGATCGGCATCCCGGCCCGGTCGGTGAACTCCCAATAGGGCGCGCCCTGGTCGTTTTCGATCAACTGTCGTTGCCAGAACTCCCACGGCACCCGCAGCATCCGCAACGGCCGGCCGTCGGTCGCGTCGAGCATCGTGCCGACCCACAACGATTCGCCGTAGAAAATATGATCATCGACCGTGTCGAGCATCCGCTGCCAGACCGATTGCGGCTCTAGCCCCAACCGGTCGACGTCGTGCGCGGTGATCCGGTCGCCCCACTGCCCATCGGACGCGGACGCCCACGCCGGCGCAACGACCGGATCGGCCGTGCGCCAGAACGTGAGCGGCAGGCCGGCGATCGTGCCGGCCGTCAGGTGGCGGCCCCGGGCGACGCCCGGCACGGCCATGGCATCGGCCCGCATGATCGGCGCGACGTCGGCGCCCAGGATGTCCGCCCACACAACCGCGTCGAGGGTGCTCGACGTCCACGCCTGCACTTGTGGTTGCAACCGGGGCAGGGTCGCCGCCATCCGCGCCGCTTTCGTGAATCCGAGCACGGCGCCACCATGGCAGGGCCGATCGGGGCCGTCTAGCCGAACGCGACCCTGTGCGACAAAGAGGGGGGTTTCGCGACAGTGTCGGGGGGGGATGCGACAGTGGCGCCGTGCTCCCGAATCCGTGGACGACGCCCACCGTCAGCCTGACCACGGCGGCCCGATTACTCGGCATCCATCGGTCGACGGCGTACCGGCGCGCGGCCGCCGGTAGCCTGCCGACGATCGCCGGCGGCCGGGTGAGCGTGTTCGCCCTGTACGGGCTACTCGGCGCCCCGGTGCCGGTCCGGCCGGTCAGCCCGGCCGTTCGCCGCTAGCTCGACCGGCCGAAACCACACGGCGGCCTGACCGGCGACGAACGCGACGCCGACCTCGCCGGCGTTGTACGCCACGACGCGGCCGGCGCGGCCGCCGTAGGTTCGTACGCGGTGATCAACCGTGACGGCGGCGCCGATCGGCAGCCGCGCCCGGGTGCCCTCACCCAACCGACTCGTCATGCCCGTCAGATTATCCGGCGGCGACGGACGGCCGGACGAGGTTCGGCCGATGCTCGTGCGCGTACAGGGCCAGGGACGCGGCGATGAGCGGGCACACGTCGACGGTCGCCGTCCGCCGGCCCCATCCCCACCCGCCGTCGCCGATCGGCCGCTTGACCGCGCCGGCGACGGCCGTCGACAACGGTTTCTCATTCCGGTGAGCGACCCGCGCGTGTTCGATCGCGTCAAGCGTTGATTGACAGGCCGTCGCATACTCGGGGACCGTCAATTGCCGGGTCGGCACCTTGAGTTTCGTGCACGCGTCCACGACCGTGAGCACGGGTCCCTGATTGTCGGTCACCGGCGGGCCGGCGAGTCGATGCTTGCGCGTCAACTCCTGTAGTCGGGTCGGCGCCCAATCCGTGCCGGGCGCGTAGTCGACGACTTCCCACACCGGTTGACCGTCGATCGCGTCGGGCCAGCACGCCACGATCGCCGTCGCCGAACGATCCGGGGCGACATCGACGCCCAGCACGGGCGGCACGCCGGCCGCCGGCGCCGACTTGACCCGTTGGCAGGCCGTCCACATGCGGGCCGGGATCATCCGTGAGCCGGTTTCCTGCCACACGCACAGGTACTCCCGGGCGAACGACTCGGGTCCCATGACGTTGAGCGCGCCCTGTAGGGCGTCGTCATCGGTCAGGCCGGCCGCCAACCCGGGATGCACCCGATGCCACACGGCCGGGTCGGCCGGATCGTCATCGACGGTCGCGCCGTACCAGATCAGGGCGACGCCGGCGGCGCCGCCCATGCCCAGGGCGACATACCGGGCGAGGTATTTACTGGCGTCCGTGCCGGCCGTGCCGATCAGGATGAGTTGCCGGCGCGGCCGGGTCGTGAACGTCGGCAGGATCGTTTGATCCAGACCGACGCCCAACAACTCGTCAATCTCCTGGGCCTCATCGACGGCGACGCAGTCGAGGGCGGACCCACGCAACGCGCCATCCTTCGGCGGGAACGCCTTGAGATAGGAGTTGTGACCGGCCGTGAGTCGTTCCGTGCCGGCCGACCGGCGCGACTTGATCCGGGCCGCCAACGGCGTCGACGGCAACTCGGCGATCCGTTCGCCGAACCGTTCCGTCGTGACGTGACCGGTCTGCGCCGTGTAGGCGGCCCGGTAGTCCTGATAGGCCAGCACCCGGCCGATCAAGTTGTCGAACAGGAACGTCGTTTTCCCGCACTGCCGGGGGACCAGGATCACGACAATCGGATAGGCGAACGCGTGGTGCTCGATCCCTTGCACGACCCGGACCGGGCCGCCCGTTTTCTGCTCGCCGATCGTGGCGGCCGTCTGTAGTTGCCACGGCAGCCACGCCCGGTGATGGCAGTGCGCGACGAACGCGCCGGTCGCGGCCAGGGTCGGCCGGGCCGGGTCACGGGCGACCGTGACCCGGGGGAGTACCGCCGTCACAGGTTGGTCGACGCCACGAACTCGGCCAGGGCCGCGTCGAATCCGTCGCCGTCGCCGGCGCCGACGCCGGCGAACAATTGATCCCGCGCCTGCCGATACTCGGCCGTGAGCATCACGAAGCCGCGCCGCTCGTGGTGCGCGTTCGCGTAGTCGATCCGGTCGGCCAGGGACAGGGCGATCAACGCCAGATCATCCGGGAGATCGGCGCCTCTCTCCCGGGCGGCGTCGATCTGCCCGGACAGGATGCGCCGCAACGGGCCGGCCGCCGGCGCCGGCGTTTCCCACAACGGTTGCGTCACGGTTCACTCTCCCGGTCAAGGTCCTCAGGGTGCACGACGATCGTACGGGACACCTGCGGCCAAACATACGACGTATCAACGCCGCGGCGCGGGTATTCGTATGACTTGTCGGGTCGGGGGGCCGTGAGCCACACGAACGCGCCGGCGACCATCGCCACGCCGGCGACGATCATCGCGGCCGGGGCAGCGGACGGCGCGCCGTCGGTGGCATGGAAGGCTCGCCGTCCGCCGGCCATCATTCTGCCGGTTCGTACACGCGGCCGCCGGACGACGCGACGACGCCGCGCGTCCAGTCGACAATGTTCTGATCGACGCCGCGCGCTTTCCCGTGGTCGACCGTAACGACATTCAAGAATTGCAAGTTCTTGTAAAAATCCTCGGTCGGGATTCGCATAAAGAATGACAGATCATCGGCGTAACCGTAGTCGATGCCGCCGGCGCGCATTACCTCAAGAGACACGGGAAAATCCTCCGGTGGAATAGGGGGGTTCGGGTTCGGATTCGTGGGCAGGGTCGCGGCGACTTTCGCCAGGGTCGAGGAATTAACGATGATCTCGAAATGCATTTCGTCAACGGTTCCCGCGTAGTCGCCGCCCCACTGGACGGACCCGGAAACCTCGGCGAGAATATCGTAAATGGTCGCCTTTTGTGTTGAGGTAAATGTATTCCGCGCGCCATTCGGGTGCAACGGCGCGTTATAGTCGATCGCCGTGCCGGACGCGTGGCACGACAGGACGGACGGGTTATTCACGTTCGCCCGATACGAATAGCCCCAATCCCACCCGGAAATGCACGCCTCGACCCGATAATGCAATTGAGACGCGACGTAGCCGAGCACCGTTTTCACGTCGCCGTCGCGGACGCCACCCGGGAACGGCACACCGTATTTATCGCCGAACGGAACGATATTGATCGCGTTCTTATCGGGCGACGCCGGCCACCCGTTATAACTCGTTTCACCCATCGGAATCATCCACATCGGCCGGATGCGACGCGAGCCCGGACGGCGGCCGCCGTTCCTGTAGAGCCTCACGGGCGACGCGAACCCGGTCGAGCGCGCGCCGTAGGGCCGTGGGGCCGTCCAGAACGGCCGCAGAGCCCCTATCGGGGCCGACGTGGGGCGGCAGGGCCGGCGCCCTCGGTTCCGTCCGTCTCGGGGTGATCCGGTACAGCGCGTGAGGGGGGGGCGGTTCGTCCATGCTCATGCCTTCCATGCCGGCGCCGGCGGCGCATCCATTTAATCGCACTGACGATCAGTACGATCCAATCCACAGGGGACATTGATAATGTGTATCACTCGGGTCTGACAGGGGGTAATTCAACGTCAATTAATCGAGGGTCGCCGGAATTGTGCACACGGGAAACAATGCCGGCGGCAACGCCGATAATGAACACGTCGTGCGGGTGCAATTCGTCCGCGTGGGCGTTAATGAATTGCTCCAATTCCCGGTCTAATCGCACCATTGTTTTCTATTCCATTCCAATTCCGGGCCATTTCGGCAATTCTGGTCGGGACACGCACACACAACGCGGGAAGA